ACGCCGTCCGCCATTCGTCCCTCTTTGCGCCATCTTCTCGCTAGCGATCAGATGATCCAGCATCTGCGGAATTCCCTCAAGCGCCTGCAACTTGGCCCTCACTTCAACGAGCTTCTCCGCCGGGCACGCCATCAGTTCGCCGCGCCACTGCCGCTCGAGCAAGCCCATCGCTGCTCGGAAAGCGCGATCGTCCTTCAGGCTCCTGGCGTCGCGCGCCAATTCCTTGATGACTTGCTCGTCGGTGCGCGGAGCCTCGTTCATGCGCCCTCTTCATCGCCGGCATTCTTCGCCGCCAGCACGCCGAGAACATGCTGCGACGCTACCTTCTGCTGCCCGACCTGATGCGCTGAATTCGCCTTCGCCATTCCAATCTGATGCGCGCTCTGCGCCTTCATGTTGGCGACAATGATGTCGTTCTCAGCCTTCTGCTGCGCAATCTGCTGATCGCTCTCCATCTTCCGCTGATTGAGCTGCATGTCATGCTCGGCTTTGACTTGCTCGAGCTGCATCTCCCGCTCGATCTGCGCCGGATCCGCGCCGCTCTTCTGCGCATCGAGCTGCAGCTTCTGCATGTCGTATTGGGTCTTGGCCTGTAGTTGGTCGTATTTGAACTTGCCCTCGGCCTGCATCCGCTCGCGATCGAGCTGCTGCTGTCCGACCGCCTTCGCCGTGTCGCTGCGAACCTTCTCCATCTGCGCCTGAGCCGCCATCGCCATCGGATCGGGCGTCTTCGGCTGCGCCATGATCGCTTGCATCTGCTGCGGCGTCGGCGTGCGGAAATAACGCCCGACATTCTTGATGTTGGCGATCGACATCATATCGCCGATCGTGTTCAGCATCTCGGGAATGCCGACAACCGGGTTCTGCAGCCCGTACTGCGTAATGACCAACTGCTGATCCTGCTTGATCTGGTTCAGCGCCAGCATCCGCGTCATGTCGGAGCCCTTGCCGAGGTTGGCGTTGACCTCGACCGCCATCGAAGCGTCAAACGTGCCGGTGTCGTAAGGGACGAACTTGCCGCGGATCTTCAGCGTCCGCTTTTGGTTTGGGTTCTCGCAAATCTCGTTGTAGAGGCCGGTGAACAAATCCTTGAACCCGGTCTCGCATAGAACGCGGGCGACGAGCTCGGTGCGTTCCTGCGCGCCGTTGATCACGGCCTCAACCCCAATCATCGTCGACGATTGCAGAGCCTTGGGGTCGAGACCCTTCGCTGCATCGCTCAGGCCCGTTCGGCGCTGCAGGACTTCGTTCAGCATCGCCACTACCGGCAGCGCCGCCTGGCCGAGGAACGGCGTATTGGTGAACATCACTGAATTGGCCGGATCGCCGCGAGTGCGGATGACGGCGCCCAAATCGTCGTTGAGCGCGTCGTCGACATCGACCGTCAGCTCGTTGATCACTGTCTTCGGGTTGATGCTCTCGGCCGCCGAGTCGAGGATCGCCCGCATTATGTTGGTTTTGATGCGCTGGATGTCCTCGGTATAATCAGCCAGGCTGTCGCCGATGATCGTGTGGCTGATCGGATCGCAAGAAAACATCGCGAACTTGATCCGGTTCGCGTCCTCGTCGCCCACAATCTCCCGATCTTCGCCGAAAGTGCAGATGTAACGCAGCTCGGGGAAACCGTCGCCGTCACGATCGATCTTGATGTACCACTCGCCGTATTTCACCCCGTCGCCAAGCCGCGTGCCCATGAACCGACCGGGATTGCGCAGCTGCGGCTCGGTGGTGAACGCGCTCTCCGACGTCTGAATGTGCTCGAGGCAGAGCTCGCGGTCGTAGCCCATCGCCACCAGCTGGTCGACTGGGACAATTCGCTCATGGCCGACGATGCGTGAGTCTTTGAAGGTTCTGGCGTAGCGGTCGAGCCGCATCTCTTCCGGCGGCACGCCGGCGACCTTGATCAGCGGCTTCGACTTCTCAAACTGGATGACCACCCTGTCGTAGATCGTCGGCGGGGGCGGAGGCGGACCAGCCGGCGACATGGGTCCAGACAAGGCGCCCATTGATGAAGGAAATGGAGACGGCGGCGCTCCCGGCGGCGCAGAGCTCGGCATAGGCGGCCCGCCAGGCGGCGGCGAAGCCGCGGGAGGCGGCGAGGGCGGCGTCGGCATCCCACTTGGAATCGGGTTGCCCTTGTCCACCACCTTGGCGCTCGGATCCTCCATCGTGAGCATCTGGATCTGCTCGTCGCCGATATTCTCGAACGTTTTGGTCTGTTTTTCCGTCTCGGTGTCGCTCCACCATTTCACGAACCCCGCCTTGACAGTCAGCGCATCCTTGATCGCGCCGTAAAGGATCAAAAATCCCGGGTTGTCGTTCCAGAACGTGTAATTGACGTAATCAGTCGCCTGCTCCGAGGTGTCGACCTCGGCCTCGCTGCGCGGAACGAGCGCCACGGGAGCCTCCGATGCGCCAAAAAGCCGCACCAGGCTCGGTAGCATCATCATCACCGCATCGCGAACGTCAGTCGAAACAAACGTGCTGCGGTTGGGCTGATTGGTGTTGTCCTTGTTAAGAATTTCGCCCAGCGTGGCGTTGGGATCCTCGCCGATGTAGGGGCTGCCGGGATTATAGGGCCCGATCCAAGGCTCGTAGCCGTAATAGTAGAGCTGCGCATGATTGCGGTCGACGGAAAGGAAAGCCTCCTCGTAGTCGCGCGCGTCGCCCATCATCGCTTTGATGTAGGTCTCATAGCTTTCGGGATTGCTCGGATCGTAGGCGGCGTCGCGTGGACCTTCGCTGTCTTTGAAGTGCGAGAAGATCCGCTCCATCGTCATGTCAGCGCGGCCTTGAAGGCGTTGTAGTAGCCTTTGATCAGGTCCGCCTTGTCCGTGCCGTTGATCACGCGGCGGGCGTTGTAGGCGTCCTCGATCCCTTGCGACTTGATGAAATATTGCTGCAGGCTCGCGCCGGTGAACCAGCCGTAGACCGAGCCGTCAAACAGGATCAACGCCGACGCCTCGGGCTCCTCCAACAGCTTGTCGGGGAACTGGTGGATCTCGCACGCCGGATGGGCGTATTTGTCGCGCAGGATATCTTCGCCCTTGGCGTAGTTCTCCTCCCACGTCAGTTGGACGTAGCCGCGGCCATAGTAGCAATTGCCATACGGGCCCGCAGGCTCGCCGTAGCTGTGGCCAGCGCCCTCGCCGTACTCGGCGATCGGCTGCATCGTCGCTGCCGTCTCGTGGTAGGCGGTCGCCAGGCAGTAGGCGAGCCACATCGTCCCATCGTTCGGATTGTTGGGAGCGAAGTGCTTCTCCCACATCCCGAGCAGGTACTCCATCCCGTCGACCTGGCTCTGGGTCAGGTTGCCTTGAAATGGATTGGCGCGCACCGCATCGAAGAACTTCTTGCGGTCATAAAGGGGCGCTTCCGGCTCCGGAACCACCACCTCGACCGGCGGCGGGATCGGCCGGTGGAGATCGGGATTGAAGTCAGGGTTGAGGTTCGGATCGATCATGAGTCTTCGCCTTCGGCTCATTCGCCGCCGCGAGCGCCGTCTCGAGCGTCTGCAGCGTCGTCAACACCGGCTTCCAGCGATCGCTGGAGTTGGCCTCGATCGCCTTGATCGCCTCGCGCACGAAGGAATATGACTCGTCAAGCTCGACCAGCAGATCCAGGCTTTTCGTCACTCTTTCCGCTCCCTTGGGCATCACATTGGCGTCGCTCACACCAACCCCCTCAACCGCCGGCGCAACCGCCCCGCGCCGCCATGTCTAGCAGAAAATCCGCCGCTGACCAGAGGTATGCCCACGCAGCCAGTGCGAAACGCATCCGCCGCGTCCTCAGCCTCGTCAGCAATCGCAATCCCGTGCTTGCCGCGGCGATACGAACGCAACCGCGCAAGCCCCTTGCGCGTGCTCTCCTCGTCGAACCAGGATATGCCGAGACTGCCGCGGGTCGCGGTGATCCCATCCTCGGTCGAGTGGTTGGGAACCGTGATTACCGGCTCCTTCAGCAAATTGACCAGCTCATGGCGCCGGCTTTGGCCGGTCGAAAGCTCCCGAACCTCGACATCATGCGGCAGAAGATGCGCCCGATAGGCGAACCCGCCGGTTTTGGCCTTCAAGGCGAGCAGCTCTGCATAATGGCTGAGCGATTTGCCCCGGCCCTCGATGTAATCGATCCAATGCAGCTCCCGGCCGCAAATCTGAAACAGCCAGATGACTTGAAGATGGCGCATGCCGAGGTCCCAACTGGTCAGCACCCCGGTGTTGAGATCGGGCGGGACCTTGGTCACCCGATTTTGGCTCTGCAAGCTGTTGATCGCCTCCTGGTAATAGGCCCCCTCCACCGGCGCGGCGAAGCTGCACAGCATTTCCCGCGCGAACTCGTCCGGGGACATGTCCTGGCGCATTTCCTCGACTTCGGCGGGGGCTAAGGCGCTGTCGCCGGTCGCGGTGATCGGAATGTCGAAAATGGCCCAGTTCGGATCCTCCTCGGCCCGCAACTTCAGGGCATGAAAATGATCCTCGCCAGCAGCCGTCCCCGACACAATGGCAAAACCGCGATAGTCCGCCAAACAAGGTCGGACGACGCTGGTGAAGGCGTTGGGATGGAGGAGCGGGTACTCGTCCAAAACAGCGCCGTCGAGATAAATGCCGCGCATCCGCTCATAGGCGAGCGCGCCGCCGTAAAGCCGGATCTGAGCTTGGTTGGGGAGCGTGACGCTGAGTTCGCCCTCCATGGTTTTGATGTTCGGAATGGCGTTGGTGTAGTGCTTGAGATAACCCCAGACGAGGTCCTTGGCGGCGTCGAAGGATGGGCCGATATAGGCGTATCTGGGAGGAGGGGTGGCGCGCGGGTTGAGATTGGCGGCCCGGATCAAATGATTGACCAACGCCACCGTCTTGCCAGCCCGCCGATGGGCGACGCAGAAAATCCAGCGCTTTTGGGTGTCGTGCAGCGGGACGAAATGCGGCCGAGGACGGTAAGGGATCTTAACCCGGGTCTGGGGGTCCAAGAGCGGCTGGGCCGTCGTCGCTTCCATCGTCCCAGCTTATAATGATGCGCGTCGGGCCAGCAAGAGTGAGCTGGGGGGAGGATTGGCTGACGGGGGCAAGCGGGTGGCTCTGGAACTGCGCGGTCGCGGCGATCTTCGAACTGGCCCATTCGCGCCGCCGGTCGTCCTCAGCGTCGAAGGCGCGGCGGTACTCCTTGAGCACCCGATTGTTCATCAGCGCGGCCAGCTCTCGGTGCAGCCGCTGCAGCCGAGGACTGCGGTCGATCACACGCTGCAGCCGAAGCGGATGAACCTTCAAACGGAGGGCGGCCGCATCCGTGTCGCCCTGGTTGAGATACAGCGCGGTGGCGCATTCCTCGATCTCGAGCGGGACGGTCGAGGGGCGCTCATCATAGGGGAAGTGCGGCAGAGGAAGAAACTCTTCATCCATGTCGCTTGGCAAATCGCCCATTATCCCTCACCACACATGTATTGTTCATTTGAGTATTGTATATTGCTAAAATATTGATGTCTATACGGGGAGGATTCCCGGCACCGGTCCCTATGAAGGGTGGTGGAGGGGGGGCCTCGAGCGCGCCGGCAATAGAGCTGCGGCCGCGAGGAGGGGACGACCGCCTAAAATTGCTCGCGGAGAACGAGCTATTTCGCCGCCGACCCAGAGGGGCGCCCTGGCTCGAGCGCTGAGCGCCGAGCCAGCCGCCAGCCGCCAGCCGCCAGCCGCGCGATGCGCGATGCGCGATGCCTTGCGCGCCATAGGCCTTAACCACAGCGCACAACAAAAACAGCATCGATATCGCCATTGCCCTTGACTAGGACAGCGAATAGGACTATGTGAGGCCTAAGCGCATTGTGCGCTTGAAAGGCCACGCCATGGCAAAACATCGGTTCTCACAGTTTTTCAGTCTCGACAGCCCAAAGGCAATCAAAGCCCGCGCCTATGGTTATATGAACGCCATAAACTATATGGCCCCAGCAAACCTCGCCGGCGTGGGCAATCTTTGCCCTCATGCTTCGCCAGGCTGTCTCGCCTTGTGCTTAGGATGGCACTCTGGACAAGCTGGCATGGTCAAAGGCGGCCGAACCAATGCGCTTAACGCCGTTCGGCGTTCGCGACAAGATAAGGCGCGCATGTTCATGCGCGACCGCGCGACGTTCTTTGGCGAGCTTATCGCTGGCATCGAACGCGCCAAGCGCAAAGCCGACCGCGAAGGCCTTAAACTGTGTGTGCGGCTCAATGGTGGCGATCTCAGCGATCTGCGTCACCTGGACCCTAAGATCGCCGGCGGCGCCGTCATTGGCCTCTCGCCCAAGGGCCCGAAGGCGCGTCGCGACCGCAGTGGCTTCGTGGTCCGCTCACATGCCTGAGATCGCCCTCGCCCTATCCTTGGCGCTCGCCCTATGGGCGATCGCCACGGACCGGATTTGAGGCCTCGCAAGAGGCCTCTTTTTTTGCCCCGATCCGACCGGCTGCGGGCGTCGCAACCTGGTGCAATTCGGGCCTCCATGGTGAACAACCGAACTGTTGTGAACCCCTGTACTATCGAGGTGTAGGCGTTTCAAAACTTCCCCCTAGGGAAAAAAAGAGGCCCCCGAATTTTCCCTCTTTCTCACGCGCGTAATTTGAAGGCCTATACCTAGATGTTTCAGGGTTTCACGACAGTTCGGTTATGCAAGTTGACAAGTAAACCTCAAAATGTGAATATCCAGGGCGAGTAGGGAACCTCGGAGGCCCAAAACATGAATAACGAAAATGAAATTTCGGCGGAAAAGCCGGCGTTTGACCCGGTGGCGGAGGTCGCGAAAATGCGGGCCAGCGAGCCGGCCGGGCGCAGCGGTCCGAAGCTTTCGCGCATCGAGCAATGCCAGGCCTTGGCGGTGTTGAAAGTTGGACATTTCAGCCATGGCGTCGTGCAAAAGATGTTTGACCTTTCGCCGGCGAGCGTTTCGAACCTGGCCAATTGCACCGCGCGCAAGGCGGGGCGCAGTTGGCATTATCCGGCAGTGTTCCAGGAATGGCGGCGTCTGGGCGAGGAAGCCTTCCTGCGCGCCTACATGACCGAAGAGCTGTGGCTGAAAGCCAAGCGCCTTAAATACGAAACCCCGGCCCCGCTGGACAATCGAACCTTGCGCGGCTCGAATTTTCGCGCCGACAGCAAGTCCTATGACCGCATCGGCTTTTTCGAGGTATCGGACTGGGTCGCGCGTGTTGACTGGGCTGAGTGTGATCCCGAGACGCCCGAAGAATTGCGCGGGCCGATTGGCTGGCGTTACGCCACTCAGGGCCGCGGCGCCCTGTCGCCCTACCTGAGCCAAGACCCGAC